CGCACGCACGCGAGACAAGAAGCCTTCTTGCGCTGGTGAGTCCATCCATTCGGTCAGCGCCTTCTTGCTGACACCGAGCGCCACACATATCCTCGTCTCGCTCATTCCCGCCTCAAACATATTCGTGATCTGCTCAATCGGCAGCGTGTTCAGTAACGCAATGTCGTGAACCTTCTTTTTGTTTCCAGCCATCTAAATCTCCTCCAAAGCCCTGTTAGCCGTATTTTTGCGCATCTTGCTTGTATCGAACACCTTTGGCAACGACGAAGCCTCCAGCTCGTCCGACTTGACATCATCAAAGCCTGTCGCACCGCCAAGTGGAAACTCCTTCGCATCCTTGTCCAACCTGACCATTGCTGCACAAGGCATCAGCGCCTTGATCTTCATCGTGTCCTTGATGACTGGCGAGTCCATGATCAGCTCCAGCTCTTCCATCGTCCAGATGTGACGATTCTGGACATCGGGTCTAAACTGCTGGTACAGCGTCGCGTCGTGATGTGTACCCACGACCACCATCACCGACCCGTCTTGCATCTCATGCTCAACTGCAACTATCGCTGGCATCTCAGGCACACCGTTCTCGACCGCCCACGCTTCGAGCGCTGCATAAGCCTTGACCATCCCACCGACAGCTCGATCCAACTTCACCTCATCTCTGGACACCGAAGCCTCGAACACTCGTTCAGCCTGTCGCCACACCTTGATCCGAAACTCTGAGTCGACCAACTCAATCAAGCGATTGATGCCCCAACGCTTTTCGTGCTGTCTCTTCACCACAGACAGCTCAACTAACCTCGAATTCATAAATACTTCAAAAGTATTCATCGGGAAATCTGGCTGTTTTAAACCACCAAGTGCTTTACTCAAACTCTTCTTAACCATCACCTTCTCCTTTTTTTAACTTTTACAAATCGGACGCATTGCCACGATAGACAGATGGTGTGTATACATACACACACCATCCATCTGTCCATCGTTTTGGCATAGACAAATGGATTTTTCGTTGTCCATCGTTTGTCCTCCATTTGTCCATTTGTCCATCATCATTTCTTGATCGATACGACCACCGAATTGGCTGTTTTTGCGTCGTCATCTTCCGCATAAACCGCCCAGCACATATCACCATAAATTACTACTTTCTTAAAATCAACAAGGTCTGCTTTGACGCGATACCAAGCCTTGTTGAAGCTCGCCAACTGCACATCGCTGCCCATCCGAGCCTTGAATTCGTCCCTCCAAAGGTCTAGCTTTATGCACTTATTGCGTTTGTCATCGATCACCTTCATCTCGCCAAACTTCTTAATTGAGTCGTGCAGACAGTTCAAAGCGAGTCGCTGATTCATGCCCTTACCTGTCTTATCTGGCGGTTTGATTGACTTTCTTTCGGTATCCATCTCCTCGTCTGGTTCAACCGCCAGACTGGATGCACCTTCAAAGTCCACGATTCCACTTGATCCAGTCGTGACCTCTACCATCTTGAACCCGATCCTCTGCCCGTCTTCCCCGTCCTTCTGCTTGCTGATGTGGAGGATTCCTTTTGGCGGTTTAGCGCCTTCTATTCGGATAATCTCCAGCTCTGTGTCTACTGCTCCGAGTAGGGAAGAGTGACCGCGGAGTCCTTTAGTTGCGTCTTTACCAGCGTGGTGAACTACCAGCAAGCCACACTCATACCTGCCTTGTATAGCGCCAGCAGCCGTAATGAATGCACCCATGTCCTCGCTTGCGTTCTCGTTGCCACCGCCAAATGCTCTAGCCAAGGTATCGATGATGATCAGCTCAAAGTTGATGTCGTTGATAGCCTTCAAGTCGTCTATTGCGTTCACCAAGTCTTGTAGGTCTGTCTTACTTGACCGCAGGTTGACTTGTCTGCGTAGGAAGTAAACAGGCGCTCCAACTGGCGTGCTATGGTGCGTCTTGAGCGCCTTGATGCGTGACCCGATACCACCATGACCCTCACCTGCGATGTATAGGACTGCACCTTGTTTCGTGATCTCGTTGCCAAGGAATGCTCTGCCTGTTGCAATGCACTCTGCAATGTCCAAGGCAATAAATGACTTGAAGCTCGCTGGCGGTGCGTACAAGGCAACGAATGAGCGTTGCGGTATGACTCCTTGCACTAGCCACTCGACTGGTTCGTCCTCGATGCTGTCCCACGCTTCGAGCTTGAATCCTTCTCTTTGTAGTGGTGCTTGTGGCAGCTCCAACTCTTCTGTTACTGGTGTCTCAGCAGAATTATTTAATCTTGCAGGAGTCGTTACATCCAGTTCAGATGCTATTGCTTGCGTGGCTTTTGTTAGGTCTACCAGCTTGTCCTTGTCACCACCATACTTGTAGACAAACTCGTATGCGTCCTCTTTCACCTCGTCGAGCTGGAGGTCAACCACTCGGATACTTTTTGTTACCGCCTTGAGCGCTGCAACTGCCTTCCTTGCGTACTCCCAGCCCACCGTGTCGTTGTCAGGGACTATTGCGATGGTGAGTCCGACTAGGTGCTTGACCACATCTTCTGGAAAGTTACTTGCACCGTTGTGCGTACAGGTTGCCACCACACCTAAAGACTTGAGAGCGTCGGCTGCCTTCTCGCCTTCGCACAAGAAGACTGTTCTGCCTGTCTTGCGTGCAAAGTCAACCTCTGGCAAGTTGTACGGGACTATGTTTGCACCTGTCATACTGGCGTGTCGTCTACCGTTCTCGTCCACTCTAAACTGCTTGTATGTCTTTCCCTTTGCGTCGAAGGTCTTGTATCTCTGCTTGATGTGCTGAACCACTCCATCCTCGTCGGTGTAGTGCCATTCCTGTTCGAGCACAGGTTCTTGCGGTTTCGGTAACGGCTTGATCTGCGTCAAGAAGTCTGTTGGATTAGGTAAGTCTTTGAGCAGACCGTAGTTCTTGATTGCGTTGAATACCTCTTCCTGAGAGCATCCGCTAAAGCATTTAAAGAGTGGCTTGCCTTCGTCTGTTTCCGATACACAAAGACTTGGATTCCTGTCACCGTTGCCTTGACCGTGTGAGCTTACAGGACAGCTCGCCATCCATTGCCCGTTAACTCGTCTTGCGTTGCCAAGCGCTTGCGCTATTTGTTCGGCTTGCATCTAGTTTCTTTCTTTGTTATGGAGCGGGATCAAGGAATCGAACCTTGCCTCTGTATTGGATACAGCGTTCACCTCTGAACTCTCCCGCCTTGGATATGGTTTCGCTACATACTTGTAGTCTTTAAAGAATTTGCGATTTTCGTTTTTGTTGCCGATTAGCTTTATATATCTGTGCTTTGGTTTTTGATCGCGCACAGGTATGTCTTGGAAAGCCTTGACCCACATAGGATGTTTGTCTTTAGCCCATTTAGTCTTGTCAGCCATAGTTCTAGCAGACACCCAATGGTTGTCTAGGAAGTAAGCCTTAGACTTTATAGTCTCGCCAACATAGAGAAAGTTGCAAGCCTGATATATTGTGCCGATCTCGCCAGCCTCTGGCGTGCAGTACGCAATGACAGCCTTGATGCCTTCGTTCTTCATGTAATCGCAGCTCTTGGTGATTAACCAGCTTGCTGTATTAGTTGGAGTCCACCACACGCAAGCGCCACGGTTGAGTTGCACAACCTGTCTTGGATTCATGGCATTGAACTGCCTTGTCGATGGTTCAACAAATACAGTTACACCGCCAAGGATGTTTTCGAAGTACACGCCAAACATAAATCGACATGACTTTGGAAGTGGCATTGTGCCGATCCATTCATGCTCTTCAATGATTGGCTTTGCGGTTAGATAGTCAATGCGTTTGAATTGAGCACTAGCCAAGGAAATTTTTTCTGGAACAACGGGGAATAGAGAGTCGTTAGCTTTAAGCTGCGCTTGCTCTCTAATTACCCTTTGGTGAGCCTTCATTTTTCCGCGTGTCCTTCTAATAGTTCTAATCTCTGCTCCAACTCGTAGACCCTTTGAGCCAACGCAATAAGAAGCAGCATCCAAAATTCTTGTGTGTTTTCCATAGAGGAAAAAAAACGGGACTGACCTTTCAGCCAGCCCCGTCTCTCCTAAGAGTTAAAACATCTCGTCGTCTTCGACGGCTTGAGCCATAGCAGTCTTAGGCGCTGCTTTAGGCGCTGCCTTTGGTGCTGGTGCTGATGCTGCCATGCTGATCTTGCCGTCACTATCAAATGATTGCGTGCCGTCGTCCACCGCGTCCATGCCCGCGGGACGATCAATCCACGACACCACATCAAAGTTAGGGATTCTTGTTGTCCCCTTGCCGATCTTCTCTAGCGTCGAGCCTTTGTACTCAATGACTGGTAACTTGCCAGCGTTGGCAGCTTGACCCGCCTCGATTGCCTTCCACAGTTTCTCAAGCCCCATATTTGGTCCTGTCCCGTTTGCTGACCACTCAGCGAGTCCCATCTCCTTGTTATAGAACTTGATGGAGAAACCGCGCTTGTGATCAGGTGACGGTTGAGCACCTTTCTTACCAAGACTTGCGTCTGGTTGCCAGTCGCGCACACCTTCTCCGAGGTGCATCCAACCAGTCTGCAACGAGTCAGTATCCACAACCATTTTCTTTGGTGTGAATTCCTCCTTGTTTGAGTTGAGCCATGCGTTAGCAGATGGCATGAAGCGAATGTAGTTACCACCGCCAGATGATGATGAAAGATTAAGCATTTGAGCCTTTCGAGTTTATGTTGCACAAGGCAACGGTTTGGGGGAATGGATTATTGACCTAAAGAATAGTCACGCGCAAGAGTGAGACCACTACTCTCCTTGCGTGTGAGCTTGTCAATGAGGTCTTTTGATTCTTTTGGCAATAGCTTGGCTGCTTCAGATGGGCTAATTAGTTCACTAGAGACCAACTTATCCGCAGGGATACCAGCGTCGTGAAGTTTATTCTTTGCGTCGTTCTCATCAATCCACTTACGGTATGCACGCTTGGGCTGCATCTGCCAGCCCTTGATCACTTCACCTGCCTCAATGCGAGTGACAGCGTGAGCACGCACAGCATCGATGAACTTCTCAACAAGTGGTGCGCGATCCAACAAGTCCTCTATCTGCTCTGGTGTCAGCGACACCATGATGTCTTTGATGTCGTCCTTGTGCATTTGAGTCAGATCAGGTTGCGATGCAATGACCTCAAACCCTTTGCGCTGCGCAGGACATATTGCCTTTGCTGGACACCATTGGCAACCATCTTCTGTTGGCATGGGTTCTGTATCGCCCTTCTTGATTGCTTGGATCGCTGGAGTTAATCTAGTCGCTGCCCAATCGTTCAATTCCTTGAATGTGATCTTGTGCGTTCTGGGTTCACCGTGGTGAGGTTGAATAATTGACAGCTCGATGTTGTTGAATTCAATCTTTGCGTGACGCATCGCACCGATGGCGTATATCTTCATCTGGTCTGAGTCAGCGTCCACATAACCTCTGCCAGTCTTCAAGTCAGCAATGACTAAGGTTGACTTCTCGTCATTCCACGCCACCACATCGGCAGTACCACCCAGCTCGATGTCCTTGTCCTTGTACACCGTCACATACTGCTCGACCTTTAGCGTGCCAAGACGCAACTCCAAGTCCCTGATATGGTTCACATGAGCTGCTGCAAAGTCTGCGTTCTGCTCGGTGATCACTATGTCCTTGACGGTCTTACCGATCCAGTCATGGGGAGAAGAGTTAGTAAGGAATGCAGTCTCAGCCACCTCATGTATTGCAGTACCAATCTGCGCAGCCTCACCTGCTGGCTGGTAAGGAATGTCTGCACACAGTCTCACAGATGCAGGACAAGAGAGCCAGCGTGTAGCTGCCGATGGGCGTAGTTTGATCATTAGTTGTTTTCCTGTAAATGCAAAATTGTGTAGATGCGACCGCGCACCTCGTTAGTAACTGCGTGACCGAGCTGCTCTGGATCGAGTAACTCTGAGAGCAATTCGTCTCTTATCTTGAGTTTGGTTCTGGTGTCCTCCAGCTCCTTAGTGAGCCAGACAATGTGCTCGCGCATTGCGTTGCGTTCTTCGTCGATCATTGTTTTGCTCTCAGTTCTCTTATGGCGTTGGCAGCAAATGCGAAGTAGTTGTCCTTACCAACTCGCGCCTTGTGCAGTTCGTCGCTTATAGCAGCACAGGCTTCGCGCTCTGCTAAGACTGCCTCTTCGATCATGCGTTTGACTAGCTCGTGGGTATATGTTGCGTTGACTTGATCGATCATGCTTGCCCCCTTGCTCTGATTGCTTTGGCGTATCCATCAAGTATTGTTGCTGTGTAATTTTGAAGCCATACATCGCTTTTAAGTCCACCCAAATCTGTTCTCTCAAGCAACTTTGCACACGCCTCACGCTCACGCTCTGCTACCAGTTTGGCAAAGGCTTTAAGGTCAATATCGTCTAGCCACCAATCTTCGTTGATTGATTTAGCCATCTCAATGATTTCATTTTGTGTCATTTAGCCTGACTCCCAAAGTAAGCGATCATGGTTGCGTCAGACCTGCCAGAGTCCTTGACACGCGAAAACAAGTGCTGGTGTTCTGGATGTAGTTCCATGCACCTGTGGCGTATAGCGTCCTTACCCTTTGCGCAACCCGTAGCCTTCTGCCACACCAAGGGATTGATGTAGGTGATGGGTACTGAGAAAGACGCGAGTGCTCCTTCAATAATTCCAGCAGCTCTACCGAAGGCATACATACTCGCTGTGCCTTGGTTTGGCATTGCGCCTGTGCGTTCTACAAATGCGTGCGTAGGAGCGAAGACCTTGACAATGCTTGCTACGCCCTGCGCAGAGACCTGTCGCTTGTTCTTGCCACCTCTAAGCACCTCCACGATGGGCATATCGACGACCTGCTCAAACTTGCCGTCAACATAAAGTGAAAACGCACCAAGCGCCCCGACATCCACACCCATCACCCTAATCATTCTTGACCTCAAGCGACTTAATCCGACCAATGATCAAGCGATCTGTGGCAGTTCTGAGCTTCTCTATGCTGGTGATCAGGGGTACGGTATGCCCCGCCATCCAGCGAGACATCTGGGCTTGATCAATGCCAGCCTCTCGGCATATATCAGCCATCTTGAAACCCGCCTTTTCAGCGCGTTCAATTATTTCAGTTAAGTAGTTCATGCTGACTATGTTAACCTAGAATTGACAAGTTAAACAAGACAGGCAAAAAAAGGGGTAAGGTTTGACCCCTACCCCTATAAGGCAACTGC